CAAAGCTAACACTGGTAGAACCAATTACAGGGAACCCAGAGTAGGGGTATGAAATTCCATCGTCTGCAATATTTGAACTAGAAGTATTGACATGACAGGTGAGATCATTTCTTCCCGTAGGTAATACAGTTCCAACTGGTGTGGCAGCCGCCACGCACTGAGCAATAATTGATACTTTGTTTAGGTCAACGGGATGATGAATAAGATCTAATTCTATGACCCCAGATACTGACTTGTTAATGCGTTCGACTTCGTATAAATGATCATGCTTATTCACTGTCCCAACATTTGTTTCACGCCTAAGCTTGACTCTAACGATGTCTCCTAATGCAAGGGTGGCGTTAAATGTTCCGGGCCTCACTGAAATTCTCAAGGTGTGATTCATGTACTTACGCTGAGCCACCATTAGAGCGCCAAATTTCACAGCGTGTTCTTCACTGCAACACCACTGGGATAAATCATATTGAATTAAGACAGGATCAGTTGCGTTAGCTTGTTTTACTTCTGAGCTTCTAATTATTGGAAGATCGTTATCGGGTTGCTGTTTCCAAAGAACAACCGCGCACGCATTTTGTCTTTCAATTAACGGGATATATTCAATTTGAAAACTGCCTTCTACGATATGGTCTTCAGAAAACGCAAAAACATAATTGAGAGCTGAAGTTGAATTAATAGTGTAATCAGCATTAAGAGGGAGACGCGGGCGAAAATATTTCTTTCCATTTTTTTCTGATAAACGTAAAAGGAATTGATTACCTGTCTTTGTTAACCATTCTTCTAAGTTTTCACTACCTTCAAAAACACCGTTACAAAAGAATTTATTGACGTTTAAGAAATTAGCAGCGACGGTCATACTGGCCGTGTCAATTAAATCATCTGGAAGCCGCTTGCTTTGTTTAATTAAATAAATAGCTAAATCAATAAAGTTATTACTACTACCAAGAGTGCTGTCTAATAGGCGAGTAATTTTTAGACCATCTTTAACAAAAACATACACCTGTCTATCCCATGTTTTGTCATTATCCGCATGTACGTTTGTGTAGCTGAGAGCGGTGAGATTTGTGAATTTCCCATCTGTACCACAATAGGAGGGACAGATCCACGGCTCTTTATTAGCCACTGTTGTGATGTGATAACCCGGCACCCATGAACTAGCCCTTTGGTTATAACTTCTCTTCCACGTTCCTACTCTGCAAGCTCTTTGATATAAGTTTTTTTCTGGTATATCTCCGATCTGACCTTGACTTAAAACTAATTGAAAATTAACGGTTAAAGCATTTGTTGTACTGTCATTTTCAAACCTTCCGCTAGTACATCCCGGCGCGGCAAAGACTCCCCCGATGTCATTACTACCAACAGTAACCCGACGGCAAAACAGAATGGGAATTGGCTCGCCTATTTGAATAGCCCGTTGCCTAACATCTAATGATGTGTTTGATTTCGCCGCCTCTTGCTTGAGTTCCTCACCCGCTATCCCGCTTTGATAGGGAAGTAATTCAAGTGGATCTGAAATAATAATGTCACTCATAATCTTATAGGTACTCCGATTAAGTCAGTTGAAAAGGTACGCGGTGGGGCAGAAGCTCCCACTGGCGACAAACTCGAACCAAGATCAAAAGATAAAGTCTCAAAACTTCCACTAATACTTTTAATGACTCCTAAAAAGCTAACAATTAAAGATTGATTGGATTGAGGTGCAAGATTAGATAATCGACTATCAAACTCATAAACTTTTAATTCGACTAAGTATTGAGCATTCAAAGCCTCCCGCAAAGCAGAAATAGCAGAGGCCGTTGCAGGACAAGTAACACTAACCTTATTAGATCCACTCGCGCTAGAACTCATCAAACCATCGGCTGTAAATGGAAAATAAGACCAACTTTTACTACTTAACGAAATTGTTGAATTGACGTAATAAGACTGCCAGAGTTGCTTGTCTGTGCCCCCTGTATAAATTCGTAAATACTGCGCCTGAGATCTATTTGCCATTATCTAACCCCCTGAAAGCGTCTACCACCAACTGAACGACTATTGGTGAATATAGAAGAAGAAAAACTAGACAAAGCAGATTGAAGGTCGTTAACAGTCACATATTGTTGACCGTTTGACATCTGCATTACTGGGCCTGTTTTGATGTTGATGCTTGGGGCTGACCCTCCAACAAAACCACCCTCCGCAAATTTTGGAATAGCTGCCCCGCCTCTTAAACCTGAAATATAGTTATTGATAAAGCCGCCCATCTTGTGACTAGGAACGATATATTCACCTCCTGCTTTCCCCTCCCCCACGACAGCAAGAGTAGGACCGTTTACAAAGCCGCCCTCTGCATAACCTTTCGGACTATCACCGCTAGAACTTGAGCTACTACTACTTGCAGCTTTTCGACCTCTTCTAATAATTGACATGATCTTATTCCACCAGTTTTGAATTGCGTTAGTAACTGAATCAATTAGTCTTTTAATTTGCTTTGGTATAAATTCAATCGCTGCTTTAAATGGAGCAATCATTATATCTTTGACCTTTGACCATTGTGTTTTAAATATTTGAACAAACTTCCCCGTCACCTTTCCAATACCTTGAACAGCATCTTTTATAAAATCACCGATTGCGCTGCCTATCGTTTTTGTTAAGGAGACAACTCCTTTCCCAATATTTACAAAGACTTCTCTAAACCCTTCAAATTTCATTAGAGCGGCAATTAAACCACCAACAGCAACCGCACCAAGAATAAAGGGTGCCGCTGGACCTGTGAAGACAGCAGCCACTGCTATTCCAACCGCTTTAATAACACCTCCGATCTTTAAGAAAGCAGCAACTACTGGCCCCATTGATCCAACCCAACCAGAAAGTAAAGCAACAAACTTAATCCCTGCTAATCCCGCAAATGCACCTTGAAGAGCACCAAAAGCACTAACAACAATACCAAGAGGGATAGCTAACGCAACCGCCGAGCCTGCTAATACTCCTATACCTACAACTAAAGCTTGAATCGGTCCCGGTAATGAAGTAAATGAAGCAACCATGCCTTCTACTAAACCAAGTAACCTTTCAAGATGTGGCAAAAGCTCCACAGTTATATTGATTGCAACTTCTCTAAACCGTTCCCCAAGTTGCGCCCATTTATCATTAAACGCCGCCATTCTTTCCGCGTTTTCTTGGCTAAAAGCAGTGTTTAAACCTTCTATTCCTTCTTTTCCTTGATTTAACAAAGGTATTAATTTTCGACCTAATCCAGTACCAAAGATTTCAGCAGCGTTTGCCGCTTTCATTGTTCCCGCTTCCATCGCTGCAAATTTATCTGTTAGCTCTAAAAAAGCCGTATCTAAATCTTTTAAATTTCCTTGATTATCAGTAACAGAAAATCCAAGACGATCAAAAGCGTCTTTAGCAGTGCCGACTCCGTCAGAGGCGTCTTGCATGTTTTTTGCAAGAGTAGGAAACGCTCTTTGTAATGCCTTAAAATCTGTACCCGCTAACGCCGCCGATTGTCTTAACTTGTCTAATAAAGGAACAGTAAGCCCCGTAGAACGAGACATTTTTTCTAATTGGTCGCCTAGCTTTAATACGTCATTTCCCATCTTTGCAAAAGCCGCCACACCTAAAACAGGTAAAAGCGTCCTTAATGCACCTAGCGCACCTGTAGAGGCATTTTTCAGGCGATCCATTGCGCCCGCTGTTTTCTTTGATTGACCTGATAACTGATTTAAACCTTTCCGCAATCCTCGAAGTTCTTCTTCCCCCTTTACTTGGGCCTTAATCGTCAAGGCGCTGGTCATATCAAGAGCCATTTCTATTTACTACGCTCACTTAGTATTTCCACTACTTTAGCTTCTATTAGCTGAACGTCTGACAAAATCTCTAAAGGATTTTTAACTTTTTCAATATCCATAAGCTTGAATAGTACGTTGTAATCAAGACCAAGCAAAATACCTTGATCTGTTCGCCATTGCGTTTGAATTTTTAAAAAGAAAGTTATTGCCTCTAAAGCTTGCGGGATAATTTCAAAATCATCTGATTGTGTCATCTCATCAGGCAACGTCAAACCAAAGGCGACGGCGTCCTCGGCTAGTCCATCTTTAGACGGTGGACCATTACACCAATACTCAGCCGCCTCTGTTAGTTTTTTGCTTTTGCCTCGACTAACGAATCAAAATATGACTCAATAATTGCACTGGCAAGCATTGGTATATCAAGGATTTGCTTTTTAGTCTTATTAGAAAAAGGAACGGGTGCGCCTTCACCGTCTTCTATACCTTCCCAACCGACAAGAACCTCATTGGCGATTGATTGATCAGTAACCCCGCTAGTGTCCTCTTCTCCCTCTTGGATTGACTTTACGCGCTTTTGGACTAAGACTTGAATCTCATTAATCCGCGTTTGTGGGAGCTGTTTAAACTGAGCATCAAATGATTGCTCTTTTCTTGTGCCGTTTTCTGGTTGGTAAAATGTAACGGGCCAAGTATAAGAACTGGAACTTTTTAAAACAAATGACATGCGAAAACAATAGCCATACGTAGCCTAAGCAACTTTATTTAATTAGCAAGGTTACATTGTTACTATTTGAACTTCATCGTTACCAGTTGAACCGGGTGTAGGTACAAACGGTAGGTTTAACATTTGGACACCATCGCTGTCTGAATAAGTTGGGTTGCCAATGTCGCAGATAGGCATAACCAAACCAATACGGTTGCCTGCTGTTGTGCCGTGTAGACAAGTAACTAGGCCGGTTGTGTTGTTGTTTGCAATGGTGAAATAATCCTTTTGGGCAATGGTAGGTGCCTCTATCACTATTTCACCGGCTGGCGCACGGTTTGTAAGAATTACGCTCTTTTCAGCTCCTACTAATTCCCTTGATGTGATGTCATTATTCATATCAAAACTTATCGACTGAATCGCTGCTGATGTGTAATCAAGAACGGCTGACGCTGTTGTGTTGCCTTGCTTAAATAAAACGGGTGTCGCTTGGTTGGTATATGTCCCGCTTAAGGATGTATCGGTAGGACTATTGTATGTCCCCGTCATGTTAAAAGTTATGGTAGGAATCGAATCAGTGGAAAGGGAAATCGAAAAACTTCCTCGACAGCCTGTGCATAAATGTTGGACACCAGAGTTATTAAACTTAATAGTGCAACTCTCAAACGACGAACTAATAGGGGCGTATTTGTTACCTGCTGAGATTGAATAGCCTGATGATGAACCGGGCACGAACGACGCACTAGAGGGCACGATCGTACAGACTTTTGTCGTGCCATTGTACGCGGTAATAAGGCCTGAGTGCCCGTTACCCGTTCCCGAGGTAATTTCCACTCTGTGACCTACATAATAAGAATCAACCGCGCTTGGTCCTGAGGCTGCAAGAGTAATACTGTTTGCACTTCCTGCCTGTGCCGAGCCCGTAAGATTACTTCCCAACGCTTGAACATTCATACCGCAACTTCTTAATAGCGCGTCAATTTTTGAAGCAGTCGCTGCGGTGCCAGATCCCGCAAACTCGATTTCCGCCGTTATAGCAACCCTTGTATTCGCCAATAGTTGATCAGAGTTTCCCAAGTAACTTCTTATTACGTCACGGGAAAGAGTTTCCGATTCGATTGGGGTGACATCAATTGACCTACACAAGACCGCATCTGTTCCCGCTGGGTTGCTCGAAGTGTTATAGGTGCTTTCAATCTTCACAGCTAATAAGCGTGATCTACTCAGCAATGCCATTTGTTAAAACCTCAAACGCTCAAATTAATGTTGCTTCTATATTAATACTATTTGCTACGTCTACATATTAATTATGCAGAAAGATCTGTTTGACTTGTTCTATATCTGATTTCATACGTTGAACTAATCGCGCCTATTGCCTGATCAGCATCAATA